GCAATTTTTCTAACTGCCAACATTACAATTCGTTTCTCTTCAGTAGATGCACCCTCATTCATTGATTCGTTTGCAAATTCTTTTGCGTTTTCTTTATCGTCTTTATCAACACCTTTAAGTGGGTATGTCTTTCCATCTACTTCAAATGAATCACTTCCAGCTGCAATTGCTTTTGCTCTTGCTGCACCGAATTCGTTACCTTCTTCAATTTCACTATCATCAGTTTCATTGATTTCGTAATACTTTCCTAATGTTTCACCGATTTCATCATAAGATGATTCTAATCGTTGTTGTAGTGTTGCAACTTCTCTTAAAGTTTTTTCAAATATTTTGAACGATTCATTCATTCTCTTTACGTGTCTACTAACAGTAATACCATCAAATGAACCTTCAGTTTCTTTAACCATATTTTTACCAGCTGCTTCTACCAGCCCTCTGATTGATTCGTATACTTCAGATAACCCTTCGTTTCTATATACAGTTTCACCAAATGATTTGTATGCTTTAACTGCTTCTAAGAATGCATGTTTTTGTTCTGTAGTCATCTCTGAGGATTCTTCATCTTCGTTTTCTTTAACGAATGATTTAGCGTATGGGTCAGAATAAACTTTACCTAACTGTGGGTTGATAGTTTCATTCAGTAAATCTTTTAGTTTTTTCATGTGATATCCTTAAATTGAACAAACACCATCTATTTCACAGATGATATCTCTTACTAATGTATTAATTTTTTTATATGATGGTGTTTTGCCCTTACCTACTACTGATTCGTTCATTGGTCTCATAAATGCACCATGTGTTGATGGATTCGAAACAAAGTCCCAGCATATCAAATCAAAGTCATCTTCCACAGTAACAGATTTACCATTACTTGCTTCTTTTACAGAACCCATACCTCTTGAAGAGATACCAACCGTACACCCTGCTTCTAAAAGCTCTTTGAGGATGTTACCTGCTGGTGTTTTAAGTACTTCTACTTTACCCATTACATCATCACCCTTCCAATATACGTCTCTGATGATATGTGAAGTGTTTTTTAGTTCGACTACTGATGATTCTGGATGGTCTAATTCACCAAATGCTCTATTTTCTTTAATCTCTCTACCTTTGTACTTATCCACTTCTCTTTCTAAGATTGAACGCGGGTAAACTCTACCATTTTGGTTTTCTGCTTCCGCTCTTTGTAGGACACCATTAACAATCAATCTACCATTGTTATCTTCCAATGATTCATTGATTTGAGTCTTACTCATTTTAAACGGAATAATATCTACTAATAGTCTACTCATTACTTATCCCAAACTTTTCGTTTCCTATATAAATCAAACATAATCTGTGCTACCTCATATCTAATAAGTAGACGAATATTTTCCAAATCTTTATTTGAAAGTTCTTCTTTTAATATTTTCTTTTTAGAAATCATGCGGATAACTCTTTTAGGCTTCTAGCCACTTTTAGCATACGTTCTGATATCTTACTGAATCGTCTCTGCGTTGATTCCCAATACTGACCATTGTGAACTCCTGCTTCTGTCTTTAATTTAGTATTTTGATTAACAATTCTTTCTAATTTAAACATCATACTATTAATTTCTTTGATAGAATGATTAATTTTCTGATGTTGTTTTAGGTTTTCATCTTTCTTATATTCCTTATAAGAAATTTCGTTAATTTTATTTTCTAACTTACGTTCTAAAGATTCTAATTTTTTTGTATTCATTTTAGTTTCCTTTGATTTCTTCATACCTAACACCTCAATGTGGTCATCATCTAAATCTTCTTCATCTTTACTCTTTGAAAAAGCATATGGGGTCTTAACGGGCCCTTCACCACCATCTAAGTTACCAGTTACATTGGCTTCTTCAATCTCATCAAACTTATCTTCGATTTCTTTTATGAAACTTTTCATTTAAATGCCTTATTTAACTCATCGTATAATTCATAGTATCTGAGTAGTGATAAAACTTGTGATTCAGTTATTACTTTTGATGATTTAAGTTTAGACGCCAATGAAATCACTTCATTAATTTTTATTTTAGTCACCTTGTCGGTAATATTTACTAATTTTAGTGATTTTTGTAATTCTGCTGTCTCTCTTATAACAAACTTCTTTAATTTTTCAGAGTTGTCAACTGAATTTATGTATTCTTTAAGAATACTACGTTGTTTGTCTGATAAATTTGTATATTTGTTGTTAAAATTCTCAACTAACATCTTCCACGCCAACAATCTAACTTCTTTTGGTTGTTTGGCGTAATCTTCATTGATTGTAGTTACAACTTTATCCGAATTTTGTGATTTTCCAGTTAAATGTTCCAACAATGTTGATTTACATTCTACATATTGTTTTGGGTTATCTGAGTTTTTGTATTCAAATAACTTATACACCGATGCAGTCTCTTTGTAGTTTGAAATTCTATACTTAAAGAAATCCTCTAATACAAAATTACTCTTAATATCTTTTATTAAGTTGTACTTTTGTTTATTTAGTGTAGACTCTGTAAGTTTACGTCTTTCATTAAGTATAATGTTAAGGAACTCACCTGCTTTATAATCAGAATTGAAAGATTCTTTGATAGCAGATTGGTATAACTTTAATTCCTTTGCCAAATCAGTTTGTTTTCCAAAATGTTCTTTGATAATAGCAGTTGCTTTTGAATCTTTGTTGTTCAAGGTATCTGTCGCAATTTGGCGTACTAACAATTCAAATAGAATGCCTGTATTTTTGTACTTACTATGTTTAATATTCTTCATTAGTTCCTTCTATTTTTGACAAAGTAACCTATATATTTGGTTATAAATATCCTATTTATCAAAATTCAATATGTTTTTCTCATCTAATAGTCCTGATTCTTTATTATTATCATCAGATTTGAGTGATTCGGCAATTATCTTCTTAGTTTTTGTCTTATATTTCATTTTAGATAACATTGAATCGGTGACTTCTTTATTTAAAACTTCGTTCGCATTATACGAATGACCAGGTCTATCCGTTTTTACTGAAATAGATTTATTTCCTAATGGGTCTCTACCAAATGGATTTTCGTCCGTTCCATAGTTACCACTTTCTTTAGGTCTACCTGCTCCTTCAAATCCACCTTCAGGTGCTCCACCCTTATTTTCGCCAAATGAAGTATCACCCCCACCATCATCACCACTTTGTTGTAGTGTTGCTAAATCATGTGGAGTTCCGAATGATTCTCCAGTTTTGACTGGGTCATTACCTTCTGATTCGATTTGCTCATGTCTGAATCCCAATTTAATATCATTAATAACTTTAAACTGCTCTTCTTTCCACTCATCATCTGACATATTGAAAATGTTTTTATACATCCATTCTTGTGATATCATTTTAAGGTCTTTCATATCAGAAACTAAAGATACTTTTTCAGACCAAAGGTTCGCCTTCTCTTGCTCATATATAATAGATGGTGTTGTTAACTCTAATTCAAAGTTTACTAATTCCTCATCTGTATATCCTTGTGAATATAAATGTACTACTGCAATTTTAGTTAGTTCTGAAAGAACAATCTTTTGGATTCTCTCTACCGACCTTGCAAATCTAATATCTTCTTGTGCCAATGTAGACTTACCCTCAACACCATCTTCAAATCCAATAAATGCTTTTGGAACTTTAAATGCAGCCAACATTTTATTCTTTAGATATTCAATATCATCAATACCGGTAAACTCCATACCACTTAATGTGTCTATCTCAGTACCACTTTGCCCACCTCTTACAGGTAGATAATAATCCTCTAGCATATTCTGCATATTGAATTTTAAGTTGTACTCACCAGTCGTTTCATCTACATAAGGAACTTTCTTCATTTGGTCAATGATATTTGCCATATACGAATCAACTTCTGCTGGTGGAATGTTTCCAATATCAATTTTAAAAACTCTTTTTTCAGGTGCTCTCATAATTCTATGAATAAGCATTGCATCTTCCATAAGAGTTAACTGTTTCCAAACCTTACGTGCTCCTTCTAATAGTGACCGACCATATGGTAAAAAGTTTGTATCAGTTAATAATCTGAAATGTGCTACTTGAAATGATTCTAAAAACTTAGTATTGTTTCTTTGTGATATAGCGTTTGTATTTTGTTCTTCAACTTCAAAACGGACTGAGTATGGGTTGTCTAAATCGTAACCTTCTTCTCTACGAGTTTCATATGCAGATAATGGTTGTGCATTTACAACACCTAACTCATCATCAATATCTAAGTAAAGATAGTAATCACCATATTTGTTCATACCCCTTACCCATGACCATAAATTGAACTCAATATTCAATACATCGTAAAATAGGTTGTGTAGTGTTTTCTTTAATTTCTCATCAGATGATTTGATACGAAGTACATCACCCATATCATTTTTTAGGGTAGTCTCATCTGAGTATATATCCAATATAGATGAAATAATGGAATCTTTATCCATTGCCTCATAATCAGTATATAACTCTAATTTGTTTGAATGGTAGTTAAATCGCTCGTTGTATGTTTGCCAGTTCTTTTTTGAGTTAGAACCATGCAGTCTACCATATCTATCATAATACGCAGAACCTCTGCGATTACCATCAGACTGTATTCTCGCTGAATCGATTACTTTTATCTTATCCTTACCAACACGCCGTACAACGACTTGTGTTGAAAATAATTTAGAAAGTCGTTTGAATAATGATGTATCTGCCATAGTTTACGTTTTACTTATTGTCTACAATCTATAAATATACAAAAAATATTTTTAATATCCTAATTTTGTTTCAGCTTAATTCGCTACAATAACCAACTGATGTCTTCGTCACCTCTACCTGTATTTAGTTTCCAAGAATTCTTAGCAGTACTTTGTCCTGTTTTAAAAACACCCGATTGTTTTGCTGTTGCCGATAGTGCTCTTCTGCTTAACTCAATTCCTTGTTGTCTCAATTTTAATGCAGTATCTCTAACCCATAATGCAGTTGAGAATGATATTGTTAAATCATCATTATAACCACGCTGTGCTTCTGCTCTACTACCATTCCATATGAAAGTAAAAAGTTCATCAATTAATCGTTTAGAACGGATGATTGGAACTCTCTCCCTCATATAAGTATCTAATTTTGAGATAACCAATGGACGAGTTCTACTTGTCATTGAAAATCCTGGCACCATCTGAGATTTATCTTTTAAATCATATCCCTTTTGTAAATGAACATCATCATCGACATACCCAAATTCTTTGTATGAATAATATAAGTTTGTATAGTTTCTATCAATTGCTTCTTGAATTACTGCCCACCCAATGTTTGCGTTTTCAATTACTAATAATGCGTCATTCCATTCGGTTGCAACGTTAACTAACATTCTACCGTAATCTTTGGTATCTATTTTACCCTTATACTCTGCAACTTGTTCCATAGATTCTACATCTATAACATGAAACGCAGAGTAATCAACACCATCACCTCTCGCAACGTCTGCTACTACAATATAATCTCTACTGTAGTTTGGTTGTTGCCATAGCCAATAGTTTCCATCGAACCCACGTTTTTCAACTGGGTCTTGTACGTGAGTTTGTTCGTACCATTGTAGTAATTCACCATCAACAACCGTATAACCAGATGAAATGAAATCACAATCACATTCTTGTGCTGCCATCTTTTCACCTAATAGTTGAGTTTGTTCTTTTCTCCACTTTTCAGTTCGTTCTGGATGTACAGTCCAATGTAATTTAATTGGATTCCACCCATCACCTTGCTCACCCTTTAACCATGTCTTATGAAAGAAGTTACCAACACCATTCGGAGTTGATAATACAATTGCCTTACCACCAGTAGATAGTGTGGATTGGGATGATGCCCATATATCGTCAATACCTTTAATGAATGCACCCTCGTCTATAATCAACATTGATAATGCTTCAGAACGACCTGCGTCACCACTTGCCGATGTTGCTTTGATTGTTGAACCATTTCGTAATCGTAAGGATAGTTTGTTATCTTCTTCGGTATCACCCCTTAACCAACTCGGTAAGTTCTCATGCATATACCTAACTTTAGTAACTAAGTTTTTAGCTACCTCTTGTTTAGTTGCAATTACCAATATGTTTTTATCTTCGTGAAATAACATCATCCATAAAGAATAACCTGCGGATAATGTTGAGATACCTAACTGACGTGATTTAAGAATTACATTGTATCGGTGGTCGTTAAACTCACCCATAACATCTTCTTGAAAAGGATACAAATCAAAAAGAATTTTACCTCTCTTTGGGTGTTGTATATAAC